TTGAACTGGTCCCTGTAGAAGCATGCAACCCCTATCAATCTCTCGATTAGTTGTGCTTCGGACTCTTTAGCTAGTTCTATAACATCGTTAACTGTTTCAAACTCATCTCCTGATAAGTCGAATATAGTATCTATCAAAAATGCTCTCATTGGAAAGTGATTACAAGTGTGTTATCCGTAAGACTAATTGATTTAACAATCCTAGTCTCAATGATTTCAGCAGCTGCAACAATAGCAGTTTCTTCTTTAACCACTCTTTTACTTTCTCTCTTAGCAATGTTTTCCTTTCTTAAGGAAGGATGTAGCTTTGCTAGTATACACATCCTGTTTTTAATAGAATGTAATGATCTGTCAAGCTTCTCACTTAATGCAATAGCAGCTTCTGTTTGATTGCCACCTGCTAGCTTTAATGCTTCTTTAGCTAATAGCAACTCTTTCCTTGCCCATTTTGAATTTGTCATTTCTATCGGTTTTTGATTGTTAATTACTGATTTTGTGTTTAGATTGATCTCTAATAGATTGCATTGATAGTCTGTATGTTGCAACAGCATCTTTCAAAGAACCTCTATTTTTAGTCTCAACAAAGCTTTCGTAACAAAGACTTCCCATGTGAAATCCATGGTTTTCCACTTGTTTCAATTTGTCAGCATGTGATACATCTTCTGGTTTAATTGTTTTTTTCTTCATTTTCTAGTTGTTTTAATTGTCTAAGTGCTAATAAATATGTTTTATACTTATGCAACATGTCTAAAGTGACATCATTTTTTGGAATACCCAATCTTTTTTTAAAAAGTCTGTATATACAAACTGTTGTCAAAGATGTTTCTCTTTTTTTGCTTTTCTCTTTTATTTTTTTTATAAACTCAGGCTTATCTTTGTTTAAATGATACCAATTTTTTATATGTAAATTATGGTCTAGTCTTTTTTGTTCTTCAGACTTCTTAGGTTTTTCTAAAATGGGATTAAGCAATCTATATTCTTTTCTTTTCTTTTTCTGTATCTCTAACTGTTTTGGACCATGCGTTTTATACCTTTCTTTCTGTATTTTTCTTTTCTCATCTTCAGAAAGTGCAGCATATCTTCTTTTTCTAGCTTCTGAGAGTCTTTTTAATTGTTTAATCCAACATGTATATTTAGTTCTTCTCTTGTCAGGATTATCTTTTGTAGGTGCTTTTTCAGAATATACAATCCATCTAATACCACCACAATGAGGACATATCTTATCTGGAATATCTATTGTAGGCATAACTAAAAGATTTGAAAGCCATCACATTCTCTTAGGAAAGCAACCCATTCATTCAATCTTTCAACAGATGTGCTGTGAGAGGGTTCTGCAAACTTTCCTTTAGATGTAACAACAGCTGAATTAAGAATTGATCCTTGAGGATGTTTCTCATTAAGTTCTTTTGTTTCTTCTTCAGAAAGAAATGAACCATCATGTGTACACCACATACCAAGACACAAATAGATTGTTTCTTCGTATTCTAAAGGTTTAACCATATCTAATATTGCATCAGCAAGAATATTGCACTCTTGCTTTGTTTCTAACCCATGACCATCATTATATGACCAACCATCTGTAGATAGGCTTAGAGCATGTTTGTCTATTGCCATTTCTGATATTGCGTGGATAGGTCTCCATCCCCACATATTAGCTCTAAAATAACCACTATCATTTCTACCGTATACATCCATTCCCATAAAATAAGTATTAAATTGTTTTAAATAAAAAAGAAAAGCCCCAGCTGTTACACTGAGGCTTATTCTCCAACCAATAAACCATGCTAACCAAAATGTCTTATATCCTTACCATAAGCAACACTAACTCTGTATGTAAGAATCCATTCATTGTATGAAATTGGTTCTTGAGGATGAGTTGTCTTGAATGTAGGAATAAACTCTTCTTTTTGCTCATTGGTACGTATACCAATGGCTTCTTTGATAAATCTAATCATTTTAATTAATTAATAATGTGGGTTAAAATCATCATCACTCCAATCATCCTCATCTTCTTCATATTCATCAAAGGTGTCCATGCGCATTATTGTGCATTTACCTTCATATAACACTATTTCATCTGTATCATCGTCTATTTCAATCATGATGTTGAAATCATCATCTTGTATGATGCTATTCATATCCTTGATTTCAAGGTCTCTAAGACTATCAGACTGTGGACCATCATCTATCCAAGCAATTTGATCTTGTTGTGTCAATACAACATCATCATCTTCAATGTTTGGATTGCCTAATTCCATAATGTATGGCTTAACAGGATAGCCATTAGCATTGATGTATGCTTGTACATCTCTAATCCCTGATATTGAATACACATAAGGCTCTCCTTTAGTGTTCTTCTCAAAGAACATAAATTCATTCTGTCCCTCATCAGGGAAATAGTATTGAAATATAAGTTTTGCTTCTACGTACATAACTATTTGTTTTCAACGATTTCATACTTGATTTTCTTTGTATCAAGGATGTGACACACCCTATAATAATCGCTCTGTGTATACCAAATACTTTCGTTTGCCATTCTATGGTACATAATAGCATAATCATCCTTGTGAGGGCTTAGGATGCTTATATAGACATCTATATTAGGAACCATCCTTTCTACCACCTCATCAGGGAACATGTCTACAAAGTCCCTTAATTCCATTCCTATTGCAGAAGCTTTTCTCTTTGTCTCATAGAGATCAATTAATGAGTGATCTCTCTTTGTTTTAAATATGTAAGCCATTGGTTATTACTGTTTTGAGGTTAATATATAAGATAATACTAGCATTACTATAAAGAACAATGCTGCTATAATTTTTTCTTTGGTGGTCATGTATTAGTTTTTACAAATATAAAGAAAAAGCCCTATGTAATCAAACATAAGGCTTTTAGATTGAGGGTTTAGTCTAACAAACCCTCATAATCTGTTTCTTCTTTAAATGTTTCATTGATGATGTCTTGTTTCTCTCTATGAGAGTCAACAAATTCAATGACATCCTCTAAGCTGATGATTCCTTCGATGATGAGGTCCTCGATTCTAAGCATGGCTTTCTAGTTTTTATGGTTTATAAATAATTATCTCTTTGATCTAAAATTTGTATCAAAACACTCTGAGAACAAAAATCCCAATAGTGGATTGATTAATATAATACTAAATGCTACATAAGGCACAGATTGTGCCACTTCTCTGAATGATCCACCAAATATCCATGCTATAGATGGTATGATGGCAAATGCAATAACGAATGATAGTACATACAATAATACTAAGATTCCAAAACGTGCTAATTTTTCCATTTTCTTTCTAGTTTATATGATTTAATTAATAATGACGAGAATAAGTGAACCAGAGCCTTTTACAGCCCCAGTTCACCAAAATACATTAAGACAGCAATGGAAGAGCCCATGCAAGAAGCTCACGGGTTTCATCGTCATACCAATTATCTTCATCTTTAGAAAGATGAGCTAATTGATTTTCTATGTCCCATTTATCCTGTATAACGTGCAGATAACGCATACCAAAGTTAGAAAGTTTCTGTTGATATTCAGCCTTCTGAACATCATATTCTTGTTTGGTGCATTGAGTATTACCATAGTCTCTACTGTATGTATCAGTTTCTGTGTCATGTGTAATAACATTAGGACTCCAGTCATAATCATCAAACTCTGATTCAAAAGCATCACACTGTGAACATGATCCAAATGATCCTGTAACAAGTCCTTTCTTGCCTTGGTATTCTACAATAGAACCCCACGTACCTTGATAACTTCCAGCATACTTAGTGCCAATAACTACAGCACCTGCTGCTGATAAAGCTTGTTGATAGCTCATATAATTGATTTTAATTGGTTACAAAACAATTTCCCCTCTGCACTCAATAGTAATGAAGTGATTTAGCTTAGGCTAATTAAAGCACTGCACAATGTTCAAAACTATTGCTCACCCTTGGGAAGTGAGAATGGTGCATTAAAAACCCCCCAACATAGAAATGTCAGGGGTAAAATTAAAATACAGGTCAAAAACAACATTAAATTGTAAAGAGCTGACAAAGAGGTAGAACATTTCTGATACATCAGACAATATGAATGTTAACTATTATTCCTCAATAATCAGTCTTTACAAAGAAAAAGCTTATGAGATGACTATTAATGTGATATAATAGTGTTTAAGGCATTACACGTAGCCTCTCATAATATATTAACTAATCAAATATCCTTAATGTATGCCAACAATTAGTTATGTCAGCAATAGTGAATCTAACTCGATTGCTCTTAGATATAAACACTCTACCTAATAAAGGAGAATGTTCTTCTCTAAATCCATTAGCTAATAGATAATCAATTTTACTCTGTAGCATAACAATTGGTTTTTAGTTTCTGTTTCGACTCTCAATTAAGTCATCATCAGGCTAGACAATAGTCTAACGACAGAAAGAACTAAAGGACTATTGAAAGCCCTTTAGTTTCTTATATATCTTGAATGCTCTATTCCAATTGCTTGAGATAAATTCAGGAATTCTTGTATTCTTAGGACTATCACCATAAGCGTGATAACCTGACATAACTGTAGACCATTTAGCATGTAATGGTTTACCGTCTTCAAAATCTTTAATCCACACTATAGAAGAATTATAATCAATCCTTGAATCCTGACAAGCCTCTGCAATTCCACATAAGTCACCACATAACTCATGAGCAATTATTTCTTTAGTAATCTGTACTGTAAACATAACATTCTAGTTTAATTGGTTTAATAATATATTGTCCTCTGCATTCAGTTTGTAATATATATTTTATAGGAATCCATGAACTTATCTTTAGATTCTACCCTATGAAGCATGAACTTATCTTTACTTCTATATATTACAAACTGTCAGCCCTTGGAAAGCTGATTATGATGCATTACAATAAAAGAGCCCTTATTCAAGGCTCTTATAACTTTCATCAAGAGGTTCATCATCCCAACCACTAAGAGCATATAAATACTCTTGTCCATATACAATACTACTATCCATCATCACTAATTCTGAAAATACACTCTTATTAGTTCTAACATCACTAATAATCCCACTAGGATGAATAAACAATATCTGTACATCTATTTCTCTATCAGTAGTTCTTAATTTATCCATATCGTTGTTAGAGAAATCTCTTCCTTTGGCTACAATTATGTCCATGTTATGCTATATTATTGGTTTAAAAATGCATTTTTACTTAATGAATATATACACTTGTATGCATGTAGTGTACTCACAACACCTTCCATACACCTTGATAATCAATGAGTTACGTAAATAAAAGAGTAGAATAAAATGTATTTTACACATCCCACCCTACTCTTTCCCACCCTATATATAAAAAAACCTGGTATTAAACCAGGCTTTCAGGATTTGCTACTACAGTTGCTCTAACATTGCGCTCTTTGATGTCTGCAAGGTCTGCATCAAATCTTGCTTCATCAAGCAGTTGTTCTCTGGTTGCGTAGTTCAAGAAGGTTAGTCCTGCATCTTCGCTCTTTAGAAACACTTGGTGAACCTTCTTAGCATCCCAATCTGCAATAAAGTCATCATCTTCGTGCACTGTGAACACTTGGTCATCGTAGCGAAATCTGAAATAACTTTTACCTTTCCATCCTTCTGTTTCGCTGTCATAAGCAAACTTGCCTAACTTCTTACATTCTCTTTGTAGTGCGGTAATCTTTTTCATAATTGTTGTTGGCTTGTTTTTTAGTGTGGGGTCTATCCCAACCAAGCCAATCACAGGAGGGGTTGCAATTGGAAGTAACCTCCTCTCTCATCTACAAGGAAGGGGGGGGGTATTTAGAAAAAAAAATATTTTTGGTGGGTAATATCAATTACCCGTACCTTTGAAGGGTGGAGGGTGGGAATGGAATTTGTTTAACAGCTTAATATATACATATATGATTGTAGTTTATTGTTTATTGTTTCTCTTAGGGCTTTCTATAGTATGTGGGACAATTGGTTCTTTGGAAATCACATTTGCTTTTGAGATTAATACATTGAATTCTCCTTTCTATAAAATAGGTATATTCTCGGAGAGGTACACGTTAAGCGATGGTTCTTCAGAAGACGAAATAGTTATTGGGTTGTTTTTTGTTAATATATCAATAGTGTTTTGGAAAGATGCTCCTACAGAAGAAGATTTGTAGGGATAATATAGCATTTAGAGTTTTTAAGCTATTTGTCAATAAGTGAGATGTTTGTATATTTGTATTAATTATATATGGAAACCAATAGAAAGATAATAGGTCAGAGATTAAAGAGTGTAAAGACAGATAGTTATACACTAGCTGAGTTGTATTACAAAATCCTGTCTGATGTTAATTCTCTTAGTTTGACAGATAGGGAGATTCAATTGATAGCCTTTACAGCTATTAAAGGAAATATATCATATGCTAACAATAGACAGGAGTTCTGTTCTAAGTATAACAGCTCAGAAGCTACGATATATAATATAATCTCCAAGCTCAAGAAGATAGGTGTATTGGTTAAGGATGGTAATAAGGTGAAGGTCAATCCTGTCATTTCTCTAGATTTTGAAAACAATCTCTCCTTAGAGATTAAATTGGTTCATGATGGAGATTGATGATAAGCCAGCTAGCATGTCTATGAAGGATTATTTGATTAGGGTGCAATCGGTTAAGGCTATGATGAGTGAGAAGGTTATTGAGGCTGTAGTTAATCATCAGTTTCAATCTGCAAGCTTGGCTATGAGGACAAATCATAGCATAGAGCTGTCTGGATTTGGTAAGTTCTATTTCAACACAAAGAAGGCTGTCAAACGCTTAGTTTCATTAGAAAGGAAAAGAGATGATTTACAGAATATAGTGGATTCTCCAGAAGCATCAGAAGCAAAGCTCATTAAAGCACATACGTATTTAAAGAATGTTATATTAGACATTGAATATATAAAATCAAAAACCAATGAGCCTGTTACAGATTTACGAGGGATGGAAGAACAAGCTAGTTCCATCGAAACTTCTGAAGGAACAGATTAAGACAGTGAGTGATGAGAGAATGGATATTTGTAATAGGTGTCCTCTTAATTCTGAGAATAGGAAGGTGAACGATAAGAAGTTTAAGACAATAAGACCAGATGTTCATTGCACAAGTTGTGGATGTACATTGTCTGCTAAGACAGCTTGTCTTTCTTGCAGATGTCCTAAGAATTTTTGGATGGAAGTGCTTTCTGAAGAACAAGAGAACAATATAAATGAAGACAATGAAGAATAACAACGTTAAGATTAGAAAGGTTCCTGTGGAAGCGTTTTTAAACCTCCTTGCAGATTTGTTTGATCAGGGTGTGGATTATATAGATATTGTAGGAATCCTTGATGACAACCAAGATTCTATAGGAATTGCGTTCTCAAGAGAATATATGTCTGAGGACATGCAAGAGAATTTTGATGACATTACACCTATAACAGTTAATAAGACATCAGATAAAATAAGGATTAATTTATCAAGTAACGAAGATTTAAACCAAATTATATGAACTACAATGTATTACAAGAAGGATTTTTGATTATGGAGAGGCTAGGTGCTCTGTGTGCTACAGCTGGAATTACAGAAGAAACACAGAAGATTGCCAATGAGCACATCCAAACCATTCTAAAATCTGTTATACAACAAAACGTAAAAGAGCTAGGTGCTAAGGGAGCAGGACTTGTGCTGTAAATTTTAAGAAATGAGAAGACCAAATTATTACAACCAAGCTATAGAGAGCCTACAGCAACTACATAAAGACCATCCCACGTATAACATGGGAAGACATATAGCTACAGCTCTTGATGGTTATGGAGATGTGTGGGGAATGACAGATAAAGAATTAGCCTTTGCTCTAGACAAATATAAAGCAGAGCTTGGTAGTAACATTATTCCAGACGAAGACATTGATAAGATTGTTAAGGATGGTTTAGATTTAGACAGTTTATTTAAAGAAGAAGAAGATGGCAACTATTAAGAAAACTACATATATTAATACAGAGCTTGAATGGGCTGAAGAACAGCTTAAGAGCTGGAGAGCTTATGTTGATGCCAATCCCCTTCATGAATTGAAGGATAGGATTGAGTGGAAACCTACATCTAAAGGAGGTATGCTTCCAATGGTGATAGCATCTATCGAAGCACAAGGTAAGTTTGTTCAGGAAACTATGAAGAACTACCTTGCACTGGTTGAGGTGGTGGATAAGCTTAGGAAGATGGAAGAGGCTAAGGTGGAAGTGAGAGGTAAAGGAGAGCTTGGCTCAATGGCTGAAGATTTCCTTAAAAACAGAAAATGAACAACGTACAAAGTGTAGATTATAAGGATTGGTTCATTAACCAACCTAGGATTCCTGATAGGGAGAGTGATGAATATAAACCATTCTTTGACTATCATAAAGAACTATGCTTAAACGGAGCTATGGTGAATGGGGTGTATATCAACCCCTTTTTATATTGGCATCTAAACTTCTGGAATACAGAGGTGGATATAATAGATGAACGTGGTAGAATTTCTCAGAAATATTCCAATCCTCTTCTTAGAGATAATGAGTGGGTGATAACAAATGAGATAGATAGAGCTCAGATTGAGAAGAAAGGCTTAGTGATTCTAGGCATTAGACGTTTGGCTAAATCGGTTATTGAGAGCTCATACATTGCTTGGGGAGCTACATTTGATGAGAACAGTCAGAATATTATTGCTGGCTTGAATGCTCCAGATATAAAACTAATTACAGACAAAATAGATAAAGGCTTAAACTTCCTACCAGAAGCTTGGAGGTGGCAAAGGATTGAGGATAATTGGAAGAATCAAGTGACACTTGGAATCAAGACTAGAGCTGGTGAAAGAATTCCATTCTCTCAAATCCTCATTCGTAACCTTGATGAAGGTAATAATGAAGAAGCAATTGCAGGTACTAAACCACGTAAACTAATTATAGATGAAATCGGTAAAGGAAGTTTCCTCAGAGGTTTTCAAGCGGCTGTGCCTGGTTTCACAACACCCTTTGGTTGGGGATGCTCTCCAATTCTTACGGGCACTGGGGGTGATATGAAGAGATTTATGGATGCAAAGAGCTTAATGTTCGATGTAGACAATTTTAATTTCCTTACATATAATAATGAGAAGGATACACACAGGATACATGGGCTATTCATTTCTAACAAGTATAGAATGGAAGCCAAGGATAGTTCCTCATTAGGAGCCTACCTTCAGGAACCACTAGACAGTGAGCTGCACAAGATACCAATGCTTGTTAGTGATGAAGAAAAGGCTAATCAAATAACTATTGCCAATTTAGAACGTCTAAAGAAAGCAGGTGATAGAATAGCCTACCTAAAAGAGAAGATGTACTACCCACTAGAGGTGGATGACATATTCTTAAATGAGGACACTAATATATTTGATATTGAGGCTGCCAAGAGACAAAAGACTAGACTGTTAAATCAAGAACGTACAGGTATTCCTGTAATATTATATGCAGATGAAGATAAGATAGGTCATGAGTTTACAGATAAGATGCCTATTACAAACTTCCCTCTAAAGAACTCAGATGCAAAAGATGCTCCTGTAGTTATATATGAGTTCCCTGTAAACAATCCCACTTATGGGCTGTATGTAGCAGGAGTGGATCCCTACAGACAAGGACAGGCTGCTTACAGCTCTTCATTAGGAGCTGTATATGTATATAAGAGAATGCATGATTTAACAGGAGAGAAGTATCAGGATATGTTTGTAGCTTCTTATGTAGCTAGACCAGACAAGAAAGAGAAATGGGAAGAACAAGCTCGTCTGCTCATTAAATATTATAATGCCAGAACACTTTGTGAGAATGATGACATCTCCTTCATAGAATACATGAAGGCAAAAGGAGATGGTCACTATTTAGAGAAACAACCACAATGGTTGATGGAGATTGTACCAAACACCACTGTTAAAAGAGAATATGGTATTCATAGATCCTCCCAAAAGATTATAGACTACCTTCACAACTGTCTTAAGAAGTATATGGAGGAAACTATTCACATTGAGAAGAATGAAGATGGTGTTATAACTAGAGAAGTGACAGGGGTGAGCAAAATGTTTGATCCTGTTCTTCTAGAGGAGATTATACAATATAATGATTCAGGTAACTTCGATAGAATTGTAGCAGCAGAACTAGCTATTGCTCAAGCACTTAAAATGGATCCTATTATGGGAAGAGCTGGAGGAAGTGGTGATGAACGAGTGGCAGCATTGTATTCAAAAAAGAAAACTGGAAGTAGATTGTTTGACACATCTTCTTCAGGATTATTTGGAAATAAAAAACGTAAACTTTTTACATAATGGCAATAATTAGATATACAAAAGACGCTACCATTAGGTATGCCTACCTTAATATATTCCCAGATCAGTTTAAAACTGAGAAAGAAAAGCGAGATGAGAGTTGGATTAAGAACACAATGGACTATTTTGCTAATAAGGCTTATGCTGAATATGTAAAGAATAGAGATACATTTGTTAAGAACTACGATCTTGTTAAGGGAATCCTCAGAATGGAAGATTTCTACCAAGAACCACAAGTGAAGAGTTTTACAGACATGCTTACAGCAGATCTTAATCTTCCTGCGTACGTGAAGCATTATTCTATTATTACAACACCTATTAATGAACTTGTAGGAGAAATCTCAAAACGTCCTGATGCATTTAGGATTAAAGCATTTGATGATGACTCACAATCTGAAGAACTAGAATATAAAACAGGAATGCTCCAGGAATATGTTATTGCTCAAGCAAAACAACAGATTATGGAGAAGGTGGCTATGTCTGGAGAAGAGATTGAAGATGAACAGATTCAGCAAATGACTATGGAAGAAGTTCAAGATGACCTTGATTCATATACATCTGTAGCTGAGAAATGGGCTAATCATATTCTTACATGTCAGAAGGCTGATTTCAATCTAAAAGAAAAGAGTGAGGATGCATTTAGAGATATGTTAATATCTGCTAGAGAGTTCTATCATATATATGAAGACAACTCAAAGGTTGGGTATAACATAGAAGTGGCTAATCCAAAGAATACATGGTTCCTTACAACACCAGACAGGAAGTATATTTCTGATCCTACAGGCAGAGCACAGGGTGCGTATGCTGCTGGTACTGTGCAAGTTATGGAGCTTTCTGAAATCATTGAAGCCATTCCAGACCTCACTAAGGATGAGATAGATCATCTTAGAAGCTCTCTACAAGACTATGGATTGATTAACGTTCGTGAGTCTAATCTAGGTAATCCTAACGTTGCTCCAGGTATTGATTCTGTACAATATGACACATACGATCCTCTTGTCTTACAAACAAGAATGATGATTGAGTCTGAGATGAAAGAAAACAATGATGGACTAAGAGACTTCTTAGGACTAACATCTAATGTAAGCTCATTTGGATATAAATATGTAGTTGTAAGAAGCTATTGGATTAGTAAGAGAAAGATTGGTAAACTCATCTATTTAGATGAGGTGGGTAATGAGCAATCTGTTCTTGTAGATGAAAATTACAAATCAGGAACTATTCCTACACAACAATCATTAGAATGGGGATGGATTAATGAATGGTATCAAGGAATTAAGATTGGACCAGACATCTATCATATTAAACCTTACAAACTTCTAAACTATTGTCCTATTATAGGACTAACACATGAGGTGAAGAACACAGAAGCTAGAAGCTTGGTTGATCTCATGAAACCTTTCCAGGTTCTTTATAATGTATGTATGAACCAGCTCTATAAGCTTCTTGAGAAGGAAGTGGGTAAGGTTTATTTGACATCTATTAGACATATCCCTATTCCTAAGGATGGAGATGCACAAGATGCTCTTGACATATGGGAAATGGAAGCTAGGAACAGAGGAGTGATGTTCATTGATGATAGTCCTGAGAACCTAAAATCTCCAAGCTCATTTAATCAATTTAGAGATATTGACCTAACCAGAACACAAGAAATTCAATCTCGTTACCAACTTGCTATGCAATTAAAGAATGAGTGTTGGGAACTTGTAGGTATGACTAGACAAAGAATGGGATCTATATCAGCCAGTGAGTCTGCTACAGGAACAAACGCTGCAATTGCACAGAGTTATTCTCAAACAGAACCTTTATTTGTAGCACATGAGTATATTTTAATGCAACTCTATCAAGCAATTATTGACGCATCTCTGTATGTAGAAAGTAGAAAACCACAATCCACCCTATCATACATCACATCAAAAGGAGAATCTGCATTTGTTCAAGTGAATGGTACAGACCTCAAGTTTCGTGATCTTAAAGTGTTTGCTACAAACAGACCTGAAGACAAGAAGATGTTTGAAGAGATTAGAGGATTGTCTCAAGCTGTTATACAAAATGGTGGAAGTCTCCACGATGTAATAGAGCTCTATTCTACCAACTCTGTAAGAGAGATGAAGAAGGTGTTCAAAACATTAAAAGACAGGCAGGAACAGATGCAGGATCAACAAATGCAGCAACAGCAACAGCAGATGGAACAACAGCAACAACAAGCTCAAGCTCAATTGCAACAAGCACAACTTGTTCAAGAACAACAGCTTGCACACGATGATTACCAAAAAGAGCTTGATAGGATTAATAAGAAAGAAATTGCTCTTATTGCAGCTGAATCAAAAGCTGGAGGTCTTCCTGATGTAGATCAAACTGGTGTTCCTGATGTATTAGAAATTAGTAAACTAGCTAATGATCAAACAAAAGCATCTAGAGACTACCAAGCAAAGATGGCTGACATACAATCTAAGAATACATTAGCTGCACAAAAATTACAAGTGGAAAGAGAAAAGCTTCAAGTGGCTAGAGAGAACCAAGCTAACGATCTTGCAGTGGCTAAAGAGAATGCTAAAGGAAGAAATAAAACTAAGAAATAGTGGACTGTTCCACTGTTTCTTACGTTTCACGTGAAACTATAAACATTTTTGGTTAAAGTAAAAAATAGTAATGCTATATTATCCACAAAATTCAACTCATTGACGCTCAATCTCTTTGCTATTAATTTCATATAATATATTTTTACATTATAAACCAATTTATAAAAGAACTACATATGGCTGATAATCAAGAAAATGCCCCATTTGGAAACTTTAGTATTGAAAACACTATAGAAATGGGCATGGGTAGCTCTGAGTTATTAAATGATTTAATGTCTCCTGAGACATCAACATCTTCTCCTGAAGATGTAACAGAAATCAAAAACGAACCAGCTCCAAAAAAAACACAAGAGAAGAAAGTTGAAGAACCTGCTGCTGAAGAAAAAGATACATCTGCTTCCATCCAAGACTTTTTACTTGGTGGAAATGATGATGATGATGAAGAGGATGAAGCTCCTACAACACCAACAAAAACTAAAGCTCCTGCAGAAAAGACAGTGGTTGAAGATGATGGTGATGAAGAAGAAGTTAGCAGATTTGGTGCTCTATCAAATGATCTATTCAAACTAGGAGTGTTTAATAAGGATGAAGATGAAGAAGATGTAGCAATATCTTCTCCAGAAGAATTCCTTGAAAGATTTAACCTAGAGAAGAAGAAAGGTGCTATTGATATAGTGCAAAACTTCATAGGTCAATTTGGAGAAGACTATCAACAAGCATTTGATGCCATATTTGTTAAAGGAGTTGATCCTAAAGAATATTTTGGTGCATATAACCAAATCCAGAGTTTTTCAGAACTAGATCTTTCACAAGAAAGCAATCAAGTGGCTGTATTAAAACAAGCTCTTACAGATCAAGGATTTGATCCTGAAGATGTTGAGACAGAAGTTGAAAGACTTAAGAACTACGGAGATCTTGAATCAGTCGCTGCAAAGCATCACAAGGTGTTAGTTAAGAAAGAAGCAGCTAAACTTGCTCAGATGGAGCAACAGAAAGAAGTGGAGCTTCAAAAACAACAAGCATTCAGACAGCAATACGTAAGCAATGTACAAGCTGTTCTACAAGATAAGGTTAAAGCTAAAGAGTTTGATGGTATTCCCATCAATCCTAAACTTGCTAACGAACTACAAGATTTCCTTTTGGTTGATAAATATCAAACCTCTTCAGGCGAAAAGCTTACAGAGTTTGATAGGCAAATTTTAGAATTGAAAAGACCAGAGAACCACGCACAGAAAGTGAAGCTTGGACTCTTATTAAAGATTCTAGAAACCGATCCTACACTATCAACCATTCAGAAGAGGGGAATCAGTAAAAAATCAGATGATCTATTTAGTGAAGTGGCTAGACAAACGTCTAAAACAGGAACTAAAACTAGTAAGTCATCACCCACCTCTTGGTTTCAATAATTATTAATATAAAAAGAAAACACAAATGGCAATTTCAACAATACCAGGTTTAACTGGTTTCACGTATGCTCGTGTGGCTTCTATGGATAAACGTGCTGTAGGCAAGCTTACAGATGCTAATCACCTAGAAAGTTTCCACAGTACAGAGCCTGCTGATTATGATAAGAAAATAATCAGCCTTTACACTCAGAGCTCGTTATACAGTAACGATTTCTTGGACATGATTAACAAGTCCACTCCTTATTACATTGATAATAACAGTGATGCTTGGAAATGGCAGGTTCAAGTTCCTTACAAATTCCCTAAGATTATTGATGTTCCTTTGGCAACACTTGAGCTTGTAAAACCTGGTATTGATGGTCAAGAGTTTTCTCTTGTTCTTGATACTAATGAGTTTTCTAAGAATGCAATTATTTCTGTAGGTTCTCGTCAGTATGGTCCTAGGTTCTACGTTATTAAAGATCCAGTTCCTTGGAACATGGGATATCTTTATTCTTTCACCTTGGTGAGTGACAATCCTACAGTTGATTTTGTAAGTTCTCAGTTCCTTGCTATTGGTATTGAACTTGAGTTGGTTGATGCTGCAATTGGTGAATTCGATCAAGACTTATTAGGTCTTCCTCGTTTGGGTGAGCAAATCACAATGTTTGAATCTTTGGGTTCTGCATATGGTTATGAGCACAAAATCACTGAGTGGGCTGATGACAAAATGATGGTTGATGCTTCTGGCAAACCTTTGGACATCTTGGTTTATGCTCCACAAAGACGTAACCAACTTCCTTTAACTAGGAATGATGTTAAATGGGAACCATTCATTGAGTTCTGGATGCGTAAGTCTATGCTTGAATTGAAAGTTAAGCGTATGATTTGGAGCAAGCCTGGAACAGTTAAAACTGGTGGTGGTAAGCAAGAATTGAAGCGTACATCTGCTGGTGTTTATCACAGGATGCGTAACAATGGTAACTTGGTACAATACAATCGTGGTGAATTTAGTGCAAACTTGATTCGTTCTGTATTTGGTGATTTGTTCTACAGAAGGGTGGATGTTAAAGACCGTAGGGTTAAAATGTACACTAACGAAGCTGGATTTGATGTATTCCAACAAGCTTTGAAAACAGACGCTTTGAACAGTGGTCTTACATTCATGGCTGATTCTGGAAACAGGTATTTGCAAGGAGAAGGACAACACATCACTTACAACTTTGCATTCGATGCAATGGTTACTCGTGAAACTGGTCGTGTTGAACTTATTCACTTGAAAGAATTAGATCTTCCACAATCTAATCTTGAATTTGGTCAGAACAAGAAATCCACCCCTGTATTCATGGTATTTGATGTAAGTCCTATGAGCGATGGCTCTATGATTAACAACATCAGAGAAGTGAGAATGAAAGGTGCTCCTTCTATGACTTGGGGATATATTGATGGTACTCGTCATCACTTAGGCTTTGCTAAGTCTCAAGGTATGTCTAGTGCTAATAAGTTCCCTGGATATGAAATCTGGATGAAAGACCGTTGTGATGTATTCATTGAAGACTTGTCTCGTACAGTTTTGATTGAAGAGATTCCACAGTTCTAAAAATAAAAATAAGAAGAGCCCTCTAGAAATTAGGGGGCTCTCCTTAAACTACAGAGTGTTGGATTGGGGTGTCTCCCATTCGCTATCCCTTCAATGGGAATCGCTCTGCTAATAAACCAAATAAATAACTAAATATGGGCAAAATTGGGAAAATCTCCACATTAAAAAAGGAGTATAATAGTTCACAATTGCAAACAATGCAAGGTGGTCTGGCACAAAAAGGTATGACAAGAATCCCTGGTACAGGTGTATTTAAATATCCTTATAAAGAACTCGATGGACAATACAGAACAGGATTAAATCCTAACGCTGCATACATCCAAAGAATTCAAGATCCTACTGAGAGAGAACTAGAAACAGAACGTGTTACAAAATTAAGAGCTAAGCTTGAGGCTGCATTAAGTGTAGACCTTGGTCCTCGTGCTCCATTTTGGAATAGTGGTTTAACTTCTTCTAACTATGATGAATTACACATCCAACCTGTTAAACTTATGGATGGTGATAATTTCTTTGACCTCAGTCAACCAATGCAAGAACTAGCCTTCTCATGGCTTAGAGTTCATCCAACAATTGCAAGCTCTTATCAAGCTTGGGAACGTGGTGAATATGCTGCTGACATACAATTTTATGTTGTAGACGATGAGATTGAAAGTGCTGTAATCTTTAAGAAGAAACAAATTATCAACAAAGCAATTAGCAAGTTTGATACTATGACTCCTGAGAAGAAGCGCAAGGTGGCAAGACTATTAGGACTCCCTGTTACTGATAATACTAAAGAAGAAGTTGTTTACAACTTAGTTGATAATGTTATTAAGGAAACAGAATTTAAGACAGGTAAATTCCAAGGCTTATCTACAGTGGAAGTGTTCAATCGCTTTGCTGATATGAAAGAAAACTTGCTCCATATTAAAGATCTTGTAAGACAAGCAATGAGTCATTCTATATATAGAACTAAACCAAATGGTAAAGTTTATGAGGGTGAATTTGAATTAGCTCAAGACGAAGAGGATCTTGTAAAATCTCTTGCTGATGATGATAATCAAGATCAACTTCTTACATTAGAACAAAAACTCAAGACTAAAAAATTAGCATCTGTATGATACCAGTAGATAGTTTATTATATAAAATCGATCAGAAACTAAATAAACTATCAACCAACGAGCATCAACAGATTCAACTTGAAGATAAAATCTTAGCCTTAAATGAGGCTCAAATAAAACTGATTAAGCAGAAGGTTGATGGGTTTAGTACATTAAGTGGTATGGGCTTAGATGCGTTTAAAAAACGTTATGAAGACCTTCAAAGCTTGGTGGTAAACTATGCTCATCAACCTCTTAATTTGGTTCTAAAGAATACACAGTTAAATCAGTGGTTTTCATACCTACATGAGTTAGAACCTAAATACATGTTCTACATTGATAGTTACGTTCTTGCTGACAAAGGAAGATGTAAGGATAGAATAATTTGGATAAATAGGGATCTTGCAAAGCATGGTGACCTATCACTCATTCTAAACAACGATCACTACAAACCTTCTTTCGAATACCAAGAAACTTTTAACTTCATATCATCTGATGAAATATCAATGTTCACAGATGGTACATTTACACCAAGTAAAATCTACATCTCGTACATGCGCTACCCTGTTTATATCAATAAAGAGGGATATGTTATGTTAGATGGTCAAGATTCATACAACCAAGATTGTGAACTAGAAACCTATCTCGAAGATGAACTTCTAGATTTAACAGTTCAAAACTTGGCAATGTATACAGAAAATGCATCTGCTGTGCAAAGTGCACAGTATAGGATACAAACGAATGAATAGTTTTTTCATTACAATTTTAAATAAAACAAAATGGCAGATTTTTCTCTAACTACGCTCTTCGTAGTTCCTGTTGGCTCAACAATAGCCACCACTAATTCTACGCAAGACCTCACTGCTGGTAAAGTGGGTTTTTTCAAATCCGATTACTCAGTAGCAACAGCAGGTAACATTGCTGCGTCTCCTTATTTCTATGTTGCCCAAGGTAGGGTTAACACTTATTTACAAGGTTCTAAGCGTTCTGATAAGATTTCAGGATGTCCTAGTGGATCTAGTTGTAAGTCTAACATCACTGAGTGGTACACTGTTAGTGGTTGTCCTACACCTCTAACTCAAGTTACTGAAGTTACTGACTGGAACGTTAAGTGTGGTGATGTTCTTACAATCACTCTTCGTGCACATTCTAGCTACATTGATACATTGTATTTCAATGGTTTCACTCGTAGCATTACAGTGGTAGCTCCTTGTTGTGAGTGTGGTGGTGATCCTTGTACTCAAGTTGATTACGAAGCTTTGGTTGATCAAATCATTGCTCAGTTTGAAGCTTCAGCTCCTGGAACTAACCCTGACAACATTAGCTTTAACACTTTCTACGAATTCAGTCAACCTACTCCTGGAGTTCTACAAATCGAAGGTAAACCTTTGACTAGATATGGTGTTCCTTGTGATGTTGCTGCATTCCCTTGGGAGTATGACAGAATGTATTTCAGAACTTTTGTTTACAGTGGACCAGCCACTACAGCTGACTTTATTGTTGCTGATGCTTGTAACATTGTAGCTGAAGCTACTGTAACTCAAGTTGCAAATTACCCTTCAGGTACTTCTGATGAAATCATCCAACTTGAAAAGAACTTCTACAGCTACCAAGCTGGTTATTTGAAGCATCTTTACAGAATGGCTGGTTACAACCAAAACTTCGAAAGCTGGGTTTCTGCAGGTACTACTTATGACACTTATTACATTAAGTTTAATGAGTATGATAAATCTGCATATCAGTGGGGTGATTACATTTATGAAGATTCAATGGTTATCATAGCTGTTCCTCAAGGATCTGCTGCTGCTGTTTCAGTTAGCGCAATTCTTACAGCTGCTCTTGGTACACCACAAAATCATAGTGCATGTACTACCACTACAACCACTACTACTACCACTCCTTAGTAGATTTACAAATCATATAACCTGTGCCTGAGGGTGAGAGAGGATATTCTCAATTCCTCGGGCACATTTATTTTTATCAACATGGCAGATGTACTAAATATATTAGTGATTGATACACACGATTCTAAATTATTAGGAATTGCTGATGCATCAACTTATACAAGTGGACCAGCATCTCCTACAATATCAATCACTGTTCCTGGATTTGATGCTATTGTCCTTCCTTTTGTACCAAATGATTTTAACATATTTAATTCTGCTACATTAGGACTAAGTGCTGTTGGAGTTAGTAATCCTCTTCCTGATGGAATTTATTATCTAACATATTCAGTTGCTCCTGCTCTAACTACATTTGTTAACAAGACAATAATGAGAGTGGATAGGATACAGGAGAAGTTTGACAATGCATTTATGAAACTTGATATGATGGAGTGTGATTTAATGATTAAGCAACAATCTAAGGTGGAGCTTAACAGCATATACTATTTCATACAAGGATCGATTGCAGCTGCTAACAACTGTGCTGTAGCAACTTCTAATAAGTTATATATGCAAGCAAACTTAATGCTTGATAATTTTATACGCAACAATTGTGGTTGTTCTGGAACTAATTATTTAAATAATTTTAGACAATATGGCACAGTGTAGAAACTGCGGTGTTAAGGTGGGATGCGGCTGTCAACTTATTAACGGTCTTTGTCACACATGTAATGCTACAATTAAAAAAGGTATAAAACGATTTAAAAATGCTATCACCAAGACTCGTTAATTGTATTGATTGTATCACTCCTCAACTTCTAATTGATGACATTGATTGTAAGCTAACAGAGCTTGCAAACAATCAATATAACAATATTGTATATATTCTTAATCTACCATTTCCACAAACTGTAATTGGTGATCTTTTAAACTATAAAAGAATACTAGTGAGCAAATTGTGTAATATAAATTATGCAGGATGTTATACAATAGAAATGATTGCTAGTAGAGTTAAACTTCTAATTCATAAATAAATTATAAAATGAGTTGTAATAATTGTTATAACGGTTGTGTAGAAACCACGTCCGATAAATGTGTAAGATATACAGGAAACGATGTTGAAGATCTATCTATAAATACCAATGACAGTCTATTTGTTGTTGAACAAGCGTTAATTGATGCTGTGGTTTCTTTTCTTGATGGAACAGGAATAGATATTACAATTGATCCAACAGCTTATTGTGATCTTGTAGTGGATTATCTGCCTACATGTAAACCTATATGTAGCCCACCAACAGCTGTAGAGCTTTTTGAAGCTCTTGTAAAAGCTGCATGTGATCTTCAAACTCAAGTTGATGCAATTGATGCTACACTCACCACTCTTAATGCAGATTATACAATAGGATGTCTTACAGGTGTAACAGCTAGTTCTGATACACATGCTATTGTTCAAGCTGTCATCACTAAGCTTTGTCAATTAGGTGTAGACCTTGCAGCACTTGCTCTTGATGTTAGTACAAACTATGTTGCAATATCGGATATTAATACATACATAGCTGCATACTTAGCAGGTATTGCTCCTAGTACAAACAACTATGAAAGAATGGTTCCATACATTGCTTATGAGTATTATGGATCATTAGCAGGATTTAATGCATCTGGTGTAGGTTCTGGTGTTTGGACAAAGGTTTATTTATGCAATGGTTTAAATGGAACTCCTGATAAAAGAGGAAGAGTTGCTGTAGGTGCTATAGTTAATATGGGAACAAATGTTCTTAATGCTGCTGTAGATCCTGTTGTTGATCCTTCATACAATCCTAATTACACAGTTAACCAAATTCTTGGATCAAACAGTGTCACTCTTTTAACTTCACAGATTCCAGTACATACACACACTGCTCTTGTTACAGATAACCATTTTCACTACCAATTTGCCAATGTTATCAACACTACAGATGTTCCTGTAGATTCTTCAAATTACGTTGCTAGAGCTCTTAATTTAAGTCCTTCTTCTAATTTGGAATATACAATGAATACAACATTTACACTTCCTTCAGTTGGTAGATCTAGTGCAACTCAAGGAGCAATCAGTGTTACTAACACTAATGTTGGTAGCAGCGCAGCACATGATAACAAACAACCTGTCATTGCTGCATATTACATTATGTACATCCCTTAAACTATTAATATATGTCTTGTCTACCTGGAATGCCTTGTTATGATAATGTTCCTATAAATGTATATGTTACATATCCTAGCGGATGCCTACCTCCTTTATTCTTAGGATATCCTGTAACATCTGATTATACATCATATGTAGGACCAAATCTTCCTAATACAGGAATACTGAATAACGATCTTCTTACAGCAGCTTTTCAAAAGATAGATAACAAACTAGATCCTACAGATCTTGTTACTAAAATGATAGCTGAGTTAACAACTAATTCAGCACTAAGAGCACTCTTTTGTAATCTTGTAAATAACTGTTGATAATACTAAAACTCTGATTTGTTGGTTTTTCAGAGTTTCCCC